AGGTATCAAGTGGACCAACGGAGGCTGTGTCAGACACATCACCGTCTTCAATCCACGCGGAGGCACCACCGTTTGTGCCCAAACCACAGACAAGCGCTGGCGCACCAGAGCCAACAGAGGTTGAGACAACACCCTCATCCGCCAATGGGTTGGAGGTGAGGACGACTTGGTCGACAACAGAGGCGTTGGAAGTGAAGTTCCAAGAGCGAGCGTTGGAGACACCGCCATCGTTGAAGCACCAGACCAATTCCTTGATTGGGTGGTTGTAGGAGAGACGCACTTGGCGAGACGCACCACTTTGAACGGTGTCGGAGCCAGTGTGCTGAACTTGTTCAATAAGGTATTCGTGACCCTTTTGCGCAAATCGGCGACGCTCCTCGGTGTCAAGGTACACGTAGTTGCCCCAGACCTTGAAGGTGGAACCGTCAGTGTAGTGGGAGAATTCAGATGACAAATCGAAGTCAAGGCGTACCTCGTGGTACTGAAGCGCAATAAGTGGGAGGAAAAGACCTGGGTTGCGGTTGAAAAAGAAGATCAATGGGAGGAAGACAGTTTGGGCACCACCGCCGACGACAGTCGCCTTGGAGGTCATCTTACCGTAGGAAGCCTTCTTGGATTCATCCAAGTAAAGCTCGGAGTACAAACGCCACCAGAGTTGGTAGTGTTTGTCAATGCGCTGACCACCAATGGACAATTCGACGGACTTGACAGCACGCTCAGCCGCCCAGCAACCAGAGTTGACAGTAGTACCCGCGTATGGGGAAAGGGTTGTAAGGGTCATGAGTTCGATGTACATGTCACCGATCAAGTCACCATTACGGGCGACGGTGACGGACACACGACCATTGTTGGACGCGGTACCGTTGACAGTTTGTTCGATGTTTTCCATCGCAAAGTTTGTGTGGCGCTTGTAGACCGCCTGGAAGAAGGTAACTTTAGGGTTACCAGTCAAGTAGACGTCCTGGGCACCGTACGCGACAAGCTGCATGAGACCACCAGCCATAGTGAATTTTTGTACTATATACAAAGATTTTTTTTTCAGGTAAAATTCTACCGCGGTGCGAAATTTTAGATTTTCTAAATTCTACCCTTATATAAAATGTCCTCCCCTGTGCCTGTTGAAGAAATACCAAAGGAGGAAGAAATTGAAGAAACCGAAGATGAAATTGAAGACATTGAAGAAACAGAAGATGAAATTTATGAAGATGATGAAGAATTTGATGACGAAGAAGACTTTGATGGCGAAGAAGACTTTCAGGGTGAAGAAGACTTTGGTGAGATGTTGGACAACGGAGTTGATTTGGCTGAACTCTTGACAGCCACCCTCGCCACAGAAGATGGAGACACTGTATGCACTGCTTTAGTTACAATCGGAGAACAACTCGCCACCCAAAACAAGATACTACTTAAAATGCTATCCACCCTGTCGAAAAAAGACAATTAAGAATTTCGCTCCTGTATTTATCAAACATGGAGGGCACCCACTACATAGAAGAAAATGCAAATATTGAGGAAACTCATATGGAGCAGTGGAGAAATCACATTTCTTCCCTAGACAAAGAACAATTTATCAAATATTTAGGATACCTTGAAAGTGAATGGTGTATCAACGCCACAAACGATTCACATATCTCGTTTCAATTAGGATACAGAAAGTTTTTCAACCCTGATGATTTGAATCCCTCTACAGGAATGCCAATGAGAGTAGATATTGAAACAATCACACTCAAACAAAAAAGAGAACTGGAATTATTGAGTGCATTGTTTCATAGAGCCAGAGCCCTAGACATTTCAGACAAAGAGTTGGAAGATGAAAGAAAGATTTCAGAACGTATCAACTCCATCATTGAACAGGTAGATGATGCTTTTCATATTGTGTTTAGGAATACCAGAATTTATGAAAGAATTAATAATCCTACATATCAACCTGCTAATCCAGAAACCGATCATTCACTTTTTAGGTGCACCACAATGGGTAAGGTAGAGGAACTCAGTCCATATCAACAAGCCATTATCTGTATTTTAGACAAAACTTACAAACAAACCATTCGCAGATACAAGGGTCAATGCTGTCAACAACTCAAAACACCTGAAGGACACAACACTAGGGCTTGGAACACTATTATGGGTATTCAAGATTATGTGTATAGTGTGGCACAAAAAGAAATCAACTTTGACCTGTGGAAGAATCTCACAAGTCGTGGCTCTGGGTTCAAAGATGTGATTCACCATCTCTCAAACTGTAATGACATGCAATTCCCTGAAATATCTAAGAACAGACATGTTTGGTCTTTCAAAAATGGTATTTTCATCGGTAAAAGGTTTGCTCCCGATATGGGAATTTTTGATTCAAAGTTCTACACCTATGAAAGCTCCGAATTCAAGTGTTTGGACCCAACTATTGTGAGTTGTAAATACTTTGATAAACACTTTGAAGATTACAGTGAAGTCAAGGACTGGAGAGAGATTCCAACGCCATATATGGATTCTATTTTGACTTATCAAAAGTTTGACCAAGATGTCATTGATTGGGTGTATGTCATGGGTGGTCGCCTTTGCTTTGATGTGAATGATATGGATGGTTGGCAAATCATTCCGTTTTTTAAGGGTATTGCCCGCTCTGGTAAATCTACTCTCATTACAAAGGTTTTCAAGAAATTTTATGAAAATGATGATGTCAAGACACTTTCAAACAATATTGAAAAGAAATTCGGTCTATCTTCCATTTACAACTCGTTCATGTTTATCGCCCCAGAGGTAAAGGGTGATTTATCCTTGGAACAAGCAGAGTTTCAATCAATTGTATCTGGAGAAGATGTATCTATTGCGGTAAAGCACCAAAATGCCATCTCAGCCCAATGGAACACCCCAGGTTGCTTGGGTGGTAATGAAGTTCCCAACTGGAGGGACAACTCTGGTTCTGTGTTGCGTCGTTTGTTGCCTTGGAACTTTGCAAAGCAAGTCAAGGATGCAGACCCTACTCTTGAAGATAAACTAGACCAAGAAATCCCTAACATTCTTCAAAAATCTATCAGGGCCTACTTAGAAATGTCTCAAAAATACAAAAACAAGGATATTTGGAACATTGTCCCATCGTATTTCAAAAATATTCAGAAACAAGTTGCTATGGTTGCAAGCACACTTACAAACTTTTTGGAATCAACCAATGTCAAATATGGCGAAGAACTCAAGTGTCCCCAAGAAATCTTCGTCAAGGTTTTCAACCAACACTGCCAAGCAAACAATTTGGGCAAGCCGCGTTTCAACTCGGACTTCTATGCAGGTCCATTTAGTTCTAGAGATATTGAGGTCAGGGACCATGAAGACATGTATAATGGCAAGTTATACTCTAACAGACCTTTCATCTTCGGTCTGGATGTCGTCTCAGAAGAACTCTACAACTCCGATTAGAATAATTTCCGTGCTTATATAAATGAGCCGTAGTAGCTTAAAGGATTTTATAAAAAATTCAGGTGTTAATATCATTCGCTCAGATGCTCCCCCACAGCGACCATCTATGGGATCAATTTCATTTAGCAACCTAGCTAAAGTGACCCCATCAACACAATCGCGTTCATTGAATAATTTAAATCAAATTGTAGCGGGTTCTCCAAATTCACCTGTCAAGGTTGGAAAACTTAGAGTTGGGATGTATAACATTCTAGTCAATTCTAACTACGATGATTCACCAAAAGTTGATTTATTGACCCTAGTCTCAAAGAAACCATTGAAACCCACAAGACTTGAAAATGGTCTAGTTATTGATGTAAAGGAAATTAATGGTTTATATGGACGTTTCCAAACTGGAATTAAAGTCACTAGAAATAAAGGTTTCCAAGGGGAATTCACTGACAAATATTTTACAGTACAATTTAAAATAAATGTTTCAAAAAATGGTGTATCAAAAGATGCCAGTTTCAATGTTTATAAAAATGGTAAAATTAGATTTTCTGGTGGCATCGTAGATGAAGACAACTTTTCAACAGAACCAGAACTTATAAGAAAACACATTATTAATAATTACACTTTGGGACAAAGGTTCCTTTACAATCCATTGGAATTCAATAATCTTTCTGGCACAATCAAAACAAACGCAAATTTTGACTTGGCAAAAACAGCTAGAATGATGAAAGCATCATATGAACCAGAACTCATAGATTTATTATATTATCAAAATAATAACATAAAATATGTATTCTCTAGGACAGGTACTATTCAGATCCAAGGTGTCACAAGTATTCCAAAATTACTTGAGGGATATGAAAAAGTAAAACAAATGGTTGTGAAAATTTACAAACAAGGAGGGGTTCGTTCCCTATTTCCAAATTTCAAAGATGTTCTAGATGTAAAGAAAACAAAACAAAAAATTAAAACAACTTGCCCCAAACCAAGAATTCCAGTTAATGGTAAATGCCCAACAGAATTCCCAGTGATTCGTAAAAACCCACAAGGACATGATTGTTGCTACAAAAAGGGTAAAGCTAAATCAAAAACCCCACCCGTGTCAAAAACACCTTCACCAAAAAATGTGCGCCTAGTGTTAGATCCAAATGGGGGATTGAAGATTGGTTCTAGACAATGCATGAGATACAGTCGTGAAGCCTTGGCTAATATTGCTAGAAACCAAGGGATTGTCAATATAAGAAAGGGAGATAGAAAAGAAGATATTTGTGCCAGACTTGTGAATAAGTTGGGAATAGTTCAATACGCTCCATTCACCCACAATGGAAAAGAATATGTTTTCACTGGTAATGGAGATAAATTTAAAATTGGAAGAAGAGTGTGTAAAACATATGACATCGCAACACTCCGAATGTTTTTGAAGAAAATGAACATTCCATTTACAAACTCTGAAAAGAGACCAGCATTGTGTAAAAAGATTGAAGCCGCTAGGGTCAAACTTCCATCACCAAATAAAACTCCATCTCCTCAACCAAAGAAGAGAGGAAGACCAAGAAAGAACACACAAGAACCACCAAAGAAAAAGAAAACACCAACAAAGAAAAAGAGTTCCAAGGGTAAATCCCCAGTTTCATCATCAAACTCAAATTCAAATAGTATTAATAATAATTTCATAAAAAATATTGAAAAAATGATGGCTAATAGAAACTTGAAAAATAACAAAAATAAAAGAAAAAGTAAAAATAAAAATACCGTGATGCCAACAGTCTTTGGTGCCCGTGCAAGAGTTGAGAAATTGTAATTTAAAAATTAACACCACCTCTTAGATAATGTATATATTGGAACAGTACGCTGATTCAATATCTCCAATAAATATCGATACTTACAAACCAAATCCGCATCGATATATATTGTTTTTGTTAACAGAAATTGTTGTAGATTATATACAACGCGAAAG